TGAAGGTTCGGCCCAGGCAGAGCATTGCGCTCGGTTCTATCCTATTGCTCGAGACGCGCTGCTCGAATTGCACAATTGGAATTTCAACATGCGCCGCGTTAACCTGGCTGAAACCACAAACGATTGGCCAGAGTGGCAGCATGCATACGTTTTGCCCGGCGATTCAATCAACATCATTGCTGTGATGCCGCCTGACGCAAACGACGATTATTCAACTCGCTTTGTACCAACTGACACACCTGACTTTGCACACAATTACAGTCCTGTAATCGCTGCCGGCCGCTATTCGCCACAGCCGTTCACTGTGGAAATTACAACTGACGGCAACCACATTCTTTATACCAATCAAGAATCAGCGATGTTGCGTTACACATGCTATGTGACCGACACAACCTCGTTCAGCCCTTTGTTTGTGATGGCCCTATCATGGCAGCTTGCATCGATGCTGGCCGGCCCAATCTTGAAAGGTGATGCTGGCTCGGCTGAAGCAAAACGCTGCACAGCAATTGCAATGGGTTACTTGCAGCAAGCTCGAGCATCTGACTCAACTCAACGTCGCACAACAATTGAACACATCGTGCCCTGGTCGGCCGGGAGATAAACATGCCAAGTACACGCAGTTACACCCGAGCATTTTCTGGTGGCGTGATGTCGCCGGAGATGTTCGGCCGCATTGACGACGTCAAATTTCAAACCGGCGCTGCGAAGCTTCGCAACTTCATCTCGATGCCTCAAGGGCCAGCAGAGAATCGCCCAGGCTTTTCCTTCGTGCGTGCGGTCAAGGACAGCACCAAGAGGACGCGTTTGATCCCATTTACATACTCGACTACCCAAACGATGGTGATCGAGCTTGGAGCGGGTTATATTCGATTTCACACGCAAGGCGCAACATTGCTGGCCGGGTCACCCGCAGCATGGAGCAGCGCAACAGCCTATGTGACCGGCGATTTGGTTTCGCGGTCAGGCACAAACTACTATTGTATTGCGGCCAACACAAACCAAGGCCCACCTAATGCAACGTATTGGTACCCATTGCCATCAGTGGCATACGAGATCCCAAATCCGTTTGCTGAATCTGATTTGTTTGACATCCACTACGTTCAATCGGCTGACGTTTTGACTTTGGTGCATCCAGGCTACGCACCGCGTGAACTGCGTCGCCAGGGCGCGACCAACTGGGTGCTGTCAACGATCAACTTTGCGGCATCAATTGCAGCGCCCACCGGCGTGTCATCGACGCGCTACATCCCATCATCGGCATCGGTAAACACCGACACATACAACGACATGGTTTATGTTGTTACGGCTGTGGCCGCGGATGGCGTGAGCGTTTCGGCTGCATCATCCAGCACAACCATATCCAACAACATCTATGTGACCGGCGCATACAACACGATCTCTTGGTCTGCTGTGACCGGCGCATCGCGCTACAACGTCTACAAACGACTTGGCGGCATCTTTGGCTACATCGGCAACACCACGACAACATCGCTGGTTGATGACAACATTACGCCTGACTTGGGCCTAACGCCACCAATCTACAACTCGTACTTTGCCAGCACCGGCAATTACCCTGGCGCGGTGTCCTACTTTGAGCAGCGCAGAACCTTTGCAGGCTCAACCAATGAGCCACAAAAAATCTGGATGACCAAGTCGGGCACTGAAAGCGACATGAGCTACGGCCTGCCTATTCGCGACGACGACCGAATTGAATTCCGCGTTGCTGCGCGTGAGGCCAACACCATTCGCCACGTTGTGCCATTGACCCAGTTGATCTTGTTGACCGGCTCTGCCGAGTGGCGCGTGTCGTCTGTTAACTCGGACGCGATCACACCGACATCGATCTCGGTTCGCCCGCAGTCGTACATCGGCGCATCAAACGTGCAGCCATCGATCATCAACAACTCGCTGGTGTACGTTGCAGCCCGCGGCGGCCACATCCGTGAGCTTGGGTATTCCTGGCAGTCCAACGGCTTTATTACGGGCGATCTATCGATCCGTGCAGCCCATTTGTTCGACACCTACGACATCAGCGACATGTGCTTCAGTAAAGCTCCGCAGCCGCTGATTTGGTTTGTCTCAACGTCTGGTAGCTTGTTGGGCCTGACCTACATTCCCGAGCAGCAAATTGGATCCTGGCATCACCACGATACCGATGGCACGTTTGAGTCATGCACATGCGTGGCCGAAGGCAATGAGGACGTGCTTTACGTTGTGGTCAAGCGATTGATCAATGGAAGTTATGTGCGCTACATCGAGCGCATGGAGTCACGCGCAATCACGACAATCGACAAGTGCTTCTTTGTTGACTCTGGCGCAACATACAACGGCACAAACACCACCGCAGTGACCATGACTGTGACCGGCGGCACGACCTGGGGGCCAGCGGACACGCTGACAATTACGTCTAGCTCGGCCAAATTTGTAGGCACAAACGACATTGGTGACGCCATCATCCTGACCGACTCGGCCGGCACGCAGTATCGATTGACCATTGTTGGCTATACGTCAACAACAGTCGTCACAGCCCGCGTGGACAAGACCTTGCCAACGGCTTTGCGTAGCACGGCCACAAGCACTTGGAATTTTGCCCGCAACAGCATCAGCGGCCTGACCTGGCTCGAGGGCAAGACCGTTTCGATCCTTGCCGACGGCGCGGTGCATCCACGTCGCGTGGTCACCAGCGGAACCGTCAACCTGGAGGTTGCCGCAAACATTGTGACGATTGGCTTGCCGTATCAGTCCGACTTGCAGACCCTGCCGCTGGCATTGCAGATCGATGGCTTTGGCCAAGGCCGGTACAAAAACATCAACAAGGCATGGCTGCGCGTGTTCAAGTCATCCGGCATCTTTGTCGGCCCTGACGCCAACAACTTGGTTGAAGCAAAGCAACGCTCAACCGAACCGTATGGCAGCCCGCCTGCGTTGAAGTCTGACGAAATCATGGTCATGTTGACGCCAACCTGGGCGGCATCTGGCCAGGTCTACATCCGTCAGAACGATCCGTTGCCATTGACCATTGTTGGCCTGACTGTGGAAGTTGCCATTGGTGGGTAATGGTGCCCGTATGAAAACACGCCATCGGTATGGTGGCAACAAAGCTGGAGATAAATTGTGGAGCAAATATCAACATCGGGGGTGAGGCATGGCTGATTATTCAATATATCCCTCTAACAGAACATTGCTAGGCGGCAGTTTCAATATGCCTTTTGGTATGGATAGCCAAACTCAACAAATGGCTGCCGACATGAAAACCTATGGCCCGATCATTGGCATTGCCGGTGCTATCGGTTCAATTGCCAGCGCGTACTACGGGGCAAAAGCTCAACAGTATCAGCTTGATTCGCAGGCCATGACTTTGCAATTTCAAAAAGACATTGCAGGCATCAATGCGCGCCAAGCTGAAGTCACAGCGCAAGGCATCTTGCGTGCTGGTGAAATTGAAGGCGCAATGACATCCTTGAAATATGGCAAAGCTCAAAGCTCTGCCAAGGCAAGCATGGCCGCAAACGGTGGCGTTATTGGAGAAGGCAGCAACAAAGAAATAGCTGCAACCACTGAATTGATGAAGCAGATTGACGTTTTGCAAATCAATGCCAACACAGTACGCGCATCAGAGAATGCAAGAACTCAAAGTCAGAATTACAAAACTCAAGCTGCCATGTATGGCATAAGCGCAAACAATGCGTCTGCTTCATCTCAATCGATTGATCCATTTGCGGCAGCAGGCACAAGCTTGCTCACAAGTGCAACATCTTTTGCAAGCACGCTTTATCGAGACAAAATGATGGATCGTTTGCTTGCGCGCTCTACATAGGAATAAAACATGCCAACCGTACCAATTATTGATGCATCAACCGTTGCTCCGCGTGTAGGAGAGGCGCAAGCATTTGCAGCGCCTGGCGTTGAGCCAATGAGAAACTTCCAGCCAGAGCAAGGTGCGAAGTTAGGAGCGGCCACACAAGCTGCCGGTCAAACCATGATGAAGATTGGCGAAATGATCCAAGATCAGATCGATGACGCCAACACCAAAGCTGCTGACTCTTGGTACACATCGCAAGCGCAAAAGGTTTTGTTTGATCCGCAGCAAGGCTATTTAAATTCGATTGGCCTTGCAGCCAAAGATGGCTACATTCCAACGCAAGAAAAGCTTGCAAAGATTCGAGAAGATGCATCAGTTGTTTTGACAAACGATGTGCAAAAACGAATGTTTGCTGCGGTCGCTCAAAAGCATGAGATTAACTTTGCTTCGCAAATGGACAACCATGCTGTAAAACAAATTCGTGTTTATGCTGCCGGCGAGTCAGAAGCTCGTCAAACTCAATACGGTGATTTGGCTATTGCTGATAAACAAAATCGTCCATCGTATTTAGCAACATCTGTATCCGAAGCTGAAGCTCGAGCAGATTTATTGGAGCTACCAAAAGACAGCGCACAGCGTAAAGCTATGGTGCAAGGAGCGTATCAATACGTTCACGTTGGTGTTGCCAACGAGATGATCACGGCAAACGATTTCACTGGCGCAAAAGCATACGTTGAGAAAGCTTTCAAAGATCAACAGCTTGACTCAAAAACATATCGCACCCTTGCCAACACAATTGATACTGGCTACAAAAAAGAAGTGGCTGTTACTGCCGGCGACAAAATTTTTGACTCAAACAATGCGCCAGCAAGTTCAGATTCGCAAAGCGTAATTGACTACGTCATTAAAAACAACGAGATCAAACCAGGGCAAAGCGAAAAAGTCATTCGCGATGGCGATGGCACAACCAAGTTTGGCATTAACAGCAAAGCCAACAAGATGACTGACGCGCAAGTTGCAAATTTAACTCTTGATCAAGCACGCAATATTTACAAAAAGAATTATTGGGACGCAATTAAAGCCGACGATCTTGATCCAAAAATCAGAGCGATGGCTTATGACACGGCAGTAAATCAAGGTGTTCCAACTGCAAAAAGATTGCTTCAAGAATCAGGCGGCGACCCAACAAAATTTGCTGAACTTCGCAGAGAAAATTACAAAAAAATTGTTGAAGCGCAACCAGATAAAGCAATTTACATGAAGGGTTGGATGAATCGTGTTGACCGTATGGAAGCAATTTCAATAGGAAAAACGCGATCAATGTCTAGCATGTTGCAAGAAGCTGCGGATGCTTTTCCAAATGATCGAGAGCAAAGAGAGATGACGCAAACCAGGATTAAAAATCGCTGGAGCGAAGATGAATCTGTTCGCACGCAAGATTATCAAGAGACGTTTAGAAAAGCACAAGACATTGCTTTTGCAACAGAAGGCGGTTGGAAAAACGTGCCGCCTCAATTAACTTCAAAGTTAAGCCCTGAAGATAATTTCAAATTGCGTAATCGACCCAAGACAAGCGACAGCGATACGCTGCTTGAATTACAGCTAAACCCAAATCTATGGGCACCAGGAAAGATTGAACAATATCGTCCAATGCTTTCGGAAGCTGACTATCGTTCGTTTGTTGCAAAAGGATCTGGCGCAGATGGCGTTGGAAAAATCCTTGATGCAACAGTTGACAAAGACATGCTCGATTCAAGTCTTGCAAAAGCTGGCATGGAAAATTACGTTAGCCCCAAAGGTGGCAACAAACAAAAGCGAATTGATTTAAATGTACGCCTTGAAAACATGATCGATGTTGAACAGCAACGCAAAGGCAACAAACTTTCTCGTCAAGAAAAGCAGCGCTTAATTGATGATGTCATCATGGACAAAGTCAAAGTCCCACATTGGTACGGTGATTCAACAGTCAAAGTCATTGAAGCAAAAGACGAAGATCTTAAAGATGCCTATGTTGTTTTGCCTGGCAATAAGAAATTTGCGATCAGCAGCATATCTGCAAGCCAACGAGAAATCGTTGTAAAGAATTTGTTGGAGCGAGGCATTCCTGTCACCGAAACTAACATTGCAACTCAATGGCTGCAAGCAAAAGAAGCAGCCTCAAAATCATCTAAATAATAGGATTTGCCGTGGACGACAAAACTCTTGAAGCGTATCTGAAATCTACCTCTGCCCCATCTGTGGGCGGGGCGCTTACTGTCCCAAAGGAAGATGAAAACGATTGGTTGAAAAAGCAGCTTGAGCTTGCAAAACAACAAGACAAAGAGCGACTTAACAACACTTTGTTGAATGCAGTTCAAACAGATCCAAACCTTGCAGCAGAAGCGCAAAAGATAGGCGGCATTACCGGTGTGCCTCCAGACGTTGCAGAGCGCAACATGGAGCAGCTTAAAAAGCAAGCGCGCTTAATGATGCTTGATCAACAGCGTGCAGCGTCACGCAGCCCTGTGCTTGCTCGTCAATTGCAGGGACTTGAGTTTGCAAAGATTGCACAAGATCAGTATGAGCCATTGTCGGCAACTGAAAGCTTGTTTCAGTACATCTCTGAAATTCCACGCGACATCAGCGAACAGTTTGAGGGCGGCCGCTTAAAGAACGAGCGCGGATACATTGGACAAAAAGTTCAAGCCGGTGAGCTTGCCGCTGAAGAAGGCATGAAGCGCATTGGTTCTATTGATCAGCGACTCAAAGCTTTGCGCGGCGGCAAAACAATTCTTGGTGAAACCGCAGGCGTGATTGGTCAAATGACAGACACGGTTCCTGCTGCTGCAACATACGGTGCTGCAACTGGTTTGACCACCGGCTCTGCCGCGTTGATTGCTGGCCAGATGGGGCCACAAATTGCTTTGCCAGAAGAAATCTTGACTGTGCCAACGGCGGCCATTGGAGGCTTTTGGGCTGGCTTTAGCGCAAAGATGGCAGAGCAGACATACAAGATTGAAGCTGGTAATGCGTATGCCGACATGATTCAAAACGGCATTGATCGTCGAACAGCGCAAAACGTGTCTGCTGGTGTTGGCTTGGTAAATGCCGGGCTTGAGACAGTGGGCTTGGGCTTTGTCGCAGCGCCGTTTAAAAAGGCGTTGATCACAGAAGTTACTAAAGACATAACCAACCGCATGTTGGTCAAGCCAACACTTGGCATGGCTGTCAAAGAATTTTCCAAATCCTACGCATTGGGCGTTGGTGCTGAAGTCACAACAGAATTGTTGCAAGAAGTTTCCAACATTACTGGAGACGAAATTGCACGACGCATTTCGCGCCCTGATATGGAGTCAAAGTTTGCCACGCCAGAAGGACGCAGAGAGCTTGCAACGCAATTGACTGATGTGTTTGAAGCAACAGTCAAAGGCATGGTGCTTTTAGGCATTGCAGGCCCAGGCGTCAATTTCAGATCAGACTACAAAAATGTTGTCTCTTCAGAGCGCCAGGTAAATTTCTTGCAACAGCTAACGCAGCAATCGACTGACTCGGTTGTTCGTGAACGCAATCCAAATGCATTTGAAAACTACATCACAGCGCAAGCCGAAGGTGGCCCAGCAGAAAACATTTACGTTGACAGCGAACAGTTGGTAAACGTACTCAAGCAATCAGGCTTGACGATTGATGATCTCAAAAAAGTATCACCTGAAGTTGCAGCACAAGTTGAGCAAGGCGTACAAACTGGTGACGACGTGGTCATCCCAACATCTAAATACGCAGCGCACATTGCAGGCACTGACCTGGGCAACGCTCTCATGCCTCACATGCGCGTCAGCAAAGATGGTTTGAGTGTCAATGAGTTGCAAGAATTCAACAAAAACAAGCAGTCCATGATGGACGAAGCAAAAGCTTTGCTTGATCAGAAAATGCAAAACGATGAAGCTTTTGTCAAAGAGGCTAAAGAGGTTGAGGCAAAAGTATTTGATCAAATCAAAGGCACAAAGATTGCCGGCATTTCGTCAAACGACGTGGCACGCAACTACGCACAATTTGTCCGTGACTTTGTTGTGACTCAAGCGGCAGACATGAAGATGATGCCGTCTGAATTCTTCAACCAGTACATGTATCAGATCGAATCTGGCTATTCAGAAAAAGCAAATTTGTTTAACCAAGAAGGTAAAGCAAATTCTGAAAGCGCCGCATTCAAAGCTTTCTACGGCAATTCAGTTTTTAAAAACGAACAGGGCGCACCGGTGGTGCTGTATCACGGAACAGCAGACGACGTCACCGAGTTTGACGTTGACCATCCAAACCGCAAAGACAGTGGCTGGCTGGGCACCGGTGTGTACCTGACCGACAGCGTTGACCTGGCCAATATGTACGCAGACCAAAAGGCACGCACACTTGGCCCAAAAGGCCAGAACGTAATGCCACTTTATGCGCGTATGGAAAACCCTTACTACGCAACAGCAGAAGACAAAGCCCGCGTGCGCGCAGGAGGCCGCGCTGCTGCTGATCAATTCAGCGCTGATTTGCAAGCTCAAGGATATGACGGCGTGATCTATCAAGTCGCGCCTGATGCGCGTGAGATGGTGGTGTTTGATCCTGCTGCGGTTAAATCGCAATACAACAGTGGCACATGGTCACGCGAGAATCAAGACATTCTTGCCCAGGGCCAGAAACAACAAAGCAGCTTGAACGAAACCTCGACGCCGTCAGACTCGATTAACTTTGAGGAAGACTCACAAGCTGACGACATTGCGGCCATTGATGAGCAAGCCAACATACCTGAAACGGTTGATGCCGAAGCTGTGCTTGACGCGGCTCTGAAGGTTGCACAAAGCCAGGTATGGAACAAAGGTCGCGACCTAAAGATGGCCATTCAAACGGCCGTGCAAAACGCAGCCAAAGAGGCTGGCGTCGATGTAAGCGTGCCGTCACCACAAACCACTGAATATTTGGTGCGCGTGGGCTTGAAAGACGCATTGTTTGCCCTTGAACAAAACCCCAATGCAATTGGCTGGTACGACGAAAAAACGCGTCAAGCTTTAGCCGTTATGGCTTTGGTTCATCCAGAGATCGCAACCAATGAAGACGCACGCTTTGCTTTTACTTGGGCGCTGGCCGTCACATCCAATGGCTTGAAGGTTGACAAGAATTTTGAGTTGGCCGAGAAAGCCTACAGCTACTACAAGCAAAACAAGGTCATGCCCACCAACATTAAAGGTGGCCAAGCCCAGGGTGCGATCAATGATTCGTTGCAACTTTTCAATGACTTGGTGGCCGCATGGGGCATGAAGAATTTGCGTCTGTTTATGCAGACCAATTTCACCGTTGGTGAAATCTCATCTATCAACAAAGAACTAAAGCCGGGCGGTGAGCATGCAGATACCACCGTCAAAGGTTCGGCCATCATTGGGCCAAAGATTGGTAATGGCTTTTTCTCAAACTTGTACGGCGATTTCAGTTCGCTGACGATGGATCGATGGCTAGTTCGCACATGGGGTCGCTGGACAGGCACGCTGATCAAGAGCCAACCTCATCACATTGAGGCTGCCTCGTTGCGCTTGAACAATGCAATCAAGCAAATCACACCAGAACAAGCCGCAACGCTGACAGAGATCATTGGTGTTGATGTGACATCAACCGAAGTTGGCAAGCTTGCCGAAGCAATCCAAAAAGCGTCAATGCAGCCTGAATTGCGTGAGCGCATGAATGAGTTTGCCTTGGGCGAGGAAGTTCGCAAAGCCGGCAACAGCTTGGCCAAATACATCGATGGCCAAAAGGAAGCGCCAGCCGGCCCACACGAAAGAACGTACATCCGCTCGATTTTCAACGAGATGTTGTCCGAGCTAAAGACCAACCCTGCTTACGCCGACCTTACTATGGCCGACTTGCAGGCCGTGCTTTGGTACGCTGAAAAACGCCTTTATGAGTCAGCAAAAGACAATAATGTTGACGAAGAGTCAACAGAAGGTTATAGTGATGAGGATGCTCCTGACTACGCCAACGCCGCTGCCGGTGTTGCGCGCAGCCTTGGGGTGTCTGATCGCAAGATCAACAACGCACTTAAAAAGGAATCTAAAGATGAACGCGCAAGAAGAACACGATTACAGAATGAGCAAGAGGCAGTCGCTGGAGAACAGCAAGCCCAAGCTGGAGGCTTTACTTCAAGAGAAAAACGCCTCTTCGCAGGCGCAGTCGCAACCCGAATTGCTCGATCCAATCGAAGCGGCGATCAAAAACAATCCTGGTCTTACTCGGCAAAAAGCAGCGGAGATGGCGGAAAAGTTCGGCTTCTAAAGAAGCTTGGCGTTACCTATGCACAGGAATGGAAAGCAGGCGCTGGCCTTGCCCGGGTCTACCGCAACAATGGCATCACCGTGCCAAAGTCGTTCTATGAGCTTGACCAAGGCAGCGACAAAAATGCGGCACGTTTCACAGAAGCTATCACGGCAAGCAAACAAGCCAGTGGCGACATCGGCGCTGCGGTCTATGTCTACCCGGCAGAAGACTACAAAAACATGCGCTTGTTCTTGTCCGACGACGGCTTGTCTGGCGTTGCGGTCAAACCAGACGGCGACATTGTCTCTGTGTTTTCGCAAGCCGGCGCGGGCCGTTCTGTCATGGAGTTGGCCATTGCAGCGGGCGGCACGAAGCTGGATGCGTTTGAAACCATCCTTCCAGAGTTTTACGCAGCACACGGCTTTGTGGCCGCGTCGCGTTTGCCCTGGGATGACACGCAAGCGCCTGAAGGGTGGAACAAAGGAGCGTTCAGCGAGTTCAATGGTGGTGAGCCAAATGTGGTATTTATGGCGCTTGATCAGTCCTACTTTGGCTGGCACGGCATCAATGACGGCAAGAAATCGAAAACCTACGACGACGCTGTTGCTGAACAAAATCGCGCTGTAAAGCGCAATAAAAAACGAAAGGAAGAAAATGGAAAACCAACAGTCTTCTATCAATCTGGATCCGGAGCAGGCGGCGTTCAACGCTTACGAGCAAGCGATCTCGAAGTTACGAAGCGATACGGAACTGGCCGCGATGGAGCAATTTCCGTCATTGGCATCCACTATTCAAAACAGCCTAGAAGCAGTCTTACAGGCGCTGCCTACGGCACAGGATTAAAAGGTGCAGAAGCATCCCGCTTGGCGGGCGCTGACCCACGCCTATCGCAACGCATTCACTTCTACGTTGACACAGGCAACGGCATTCGACCAGAGGGCGGTGTTGGCGGTAATGTCCAAGCCATTAACCTGGACAACCTTTACGACGCGTCCGCAGATCCTTTGGGCTTTAAGGCTCAAGCTGTATTGGCTGGCATGGACGAAAAAGGCACATGGTTCAATGCCGTAGAGTCGGCAATCATTGACGCAGGCTTTGACGGCGTCTACATTCCATCCGCCCAGGGCGATCAAGGTGTGGCCGTTTTGTTGGGGCCACAGCATACTGACGTTCAGGTTGAACAGCATGGCACGCATGGTATGCCTGCTGCTGGCGCAAATGCAGCCCCACAAGGGCAGCAACGCAAGTACGCAATGCTGTCGGCAGAGATGCAGCAATTTGAGGCTAATAAGGCCGCTATTCAAGCCGCAGCCCCGTCGGCAATGGTCAAGTCTGGCAACCTAATTTATGACGCGGCAGACGCTGACGCCGTGGCCAAGTTTTTCCCGTCAGCAAAAAGCTCACAATTGTTCAATCAACCAGAGCGCGGTGGTTTTGATCCAAAGCGATTGACTACCATTTTGAGTGACGAGTCCGATCTTTCTACGTTTTTGCACGAAACCGGTCACTTTTTCCTGACCGTTTACTCTGACATGGCCGGCCGTCCAAATGCAACACAGCGCATTAAAGACGACATGCAAGCCATCCTCGATTGGTTTGGCATCAAAGATTTGGAAACGTGGAATGCTATGTCGCTGGAAGAACAGCGCAAATATCACGAACAGTGGGCATACAACTTTGAAATCTACTTGTTTGAAGGCAAATCGCCAAACGTCAAGATGCAAACCATGTTTGAAAAGTTTGCAGCATTCTTGCGTCGTGTATATCAGTCAATTCGCGATGACTTAAACGCTGTCTATAAAAAAGAAAACGGCGTCGATTTGCCAATGCTCACCAGCGAAATTAGCTCGGTCATGGATCGCATGCTGGCCAGTGAAGAGCAAATCACCCAGGCTGAACAAGTTCGCAAGATGATCCCAACCTTTGCAACGCAAGAGCAATCAGGCATGGATGACAACACCTGGGCCGCGTATCAAGAGATGGCTAAAGAAGCGCACGATCAAGCTGTGATGGATTTGACCAAAGCAAGCGCACGTCAGGTGCAATGGTTAAACAATGCACGCAGCCGCTACATCAAAGAGATGCAGAAAAAGCACGACGGCCTTCGCAAGCAGATCAGAGACGAGGTTACCGAAGAGGTGAACCAGTTGCCTGTTTACGTTGCAATGGAATGGCTCAAGCGCGGCAACATTAAAGACGAGAACGGCCAAGAGATCCACGTCGAAGCCGGCAACAAGCTTAACCTTGCAGATGTCAAAGCACTTTTCCCTGAAAGCAAAAACACCCTGACGCCTGCGCCAGATTTTGCAAAACTTGGATATGGCAAATACGGCATGCTCTCTGAAGATGGCTTGCACCCAGACATGGTGGCCGCAATGCCTGGTATCGGGTTCACTTCTGGAGAGGCTTTGGTTCGTGCATTGATTGACGCAAAGCCAATCAAAGAAGCAATCGAAGAGCGCACAGATCAACGCATGCTTGAAGAGCATGGCGAATTGTCAGATCCAAAAGCAATGGAGCGCGCCGTTGAAGCAGCGTTGCACAACGAGGCACGCGCTCGATTCGTGGCTGTTGAATTGCGATTCATTTCAAAAGCAACTTCACCGGTTCGTGTAATGCTTACCGCGGCCAAGCAAGTGGCCCGCCAAATCATCAGCGGCAAAAAGCTTGAAGACATCAAGCCAAATGAATACAACATTGCAGAGTCACGCGCATCAAAAGCAGCAATTGACGCAAGCAAAAAAGGCGAGACAGAAAAAGCCGCACAGGCAAAACAAAATCAGCTTGTGCAAAATCAGCTTGCAACAGAAGCTATTGCAGCCCAGGCTGAAGTTCAAAAAGCTTTGAATGGCTTTAAGCGATTCTTCCGTTCGGACGAAAAGATGGCCAAGAACAGAGACATGGACTTGATCTCTGCTGCTCGAACCATCTTGGCCTATCACGGCTTGGGCAAGCAAGTTGCAGATCCATCTGTTTACGTCAAGAAACTGCAACAGTACAACCCTGATCTGTATGCAGAGATTGAGCCAATGATTGAACGCGCACGCGATCAAGGCATTAGCTATGAGCAATTAACACTTGAAGAGTTTCGTGCGTTGCGCGACACAGTAGAGGCGCTTTGGTATCAGTCAACACGCGACAAACAAATCATGATCGATGGGAAGATCGAGCAGCTTGACGATATTGAAGCGGTGCTTAATGCAAGGCTTGAAGAAATCGGTGTTCCATTGGTAATGCCTGGAGAAACACAAGCTCCAAGCAGCAAAGACAGAACAATGCGAATGCTAAACAGCGGCAAAGCTTTGTTGCGCCGAGTTGAACATTGGGCAAATTCAATGGACGGCGCTGCCTACGGAAAGAATGGAAACTTGTTTGGATCAGGCCCATTCACTAAATTTATTTGGCGTCCTGTTAGCCAAGCACTTGATGCATATCGTGTCGAGCGAAACAAGTACGTCAAGCGTTATGTTGATTTGATTGAGCAACTTGATTTGCCTGTCGGAAAAATTGAAGCGCCTGAATTGAACTATACGTTTGGCAATCAAAACGGCGGCATAGGTAAAGCTGAATTGCTGGGCGCGTTGCTTCACATGGGCAATCAATCAAACTTTAAAAAGCTTTTGATTGGACGCAAATGGGGTGCGTTTAATGAAGATGGAAGTCTTGATGCATCTAGATGGTCTGCGTTTTTCAATCGCATGATTGATGAAGGACGCATCACCAAAAAAGATATGGACTTTGTACAAGCGGTTTGGGATCTAAACGAAGAGATCAAACCAATGGCTCAAAAAGCTCATCACGATTTGTTTGGCTACTACTTTAAAGAAGTAGAAGCAGATGCATTGACGACGCCTTGGGGAACTTACCGCGGCGGTTATGTGCCAGCAAAAACTGATGCATTTATTGTTCGCGATGCACAGCGCAACGCAAAGATGGAGGAGCTTGAATCTGATTTCCGTCAGGCTATGCCAAGCACTGGATTAGGATTTACCAAAGGACGCGTCGAATACAACAAGGCATTGACCTTGGATATTCGCACAATGACAAAGCACATTGATGATGTGATTCGTTTTGCTATGGTGCAGCCTGCAATTAAAGATGCGCTGAAAATTATTCGTCGTCGGGATTTTGCAGACAACGTAACTCGCATTGATCCAAACGCAATTGAAGAAATGATTTTGCCTTGGCTTAATCGTGCTGCTCGTCAAATAACAACAGAGCCTGGATTCCACAAAGGCATCGACACATTCTGGTCTGGAGTTAGATCAAGAACCGGTGTGTCAATCATGTTTGCAAATATATCAAACGCAATGCAACAGTTGACCGGGCATTTTGTAACTGCAACGCAAGTGCAAGGCAGATACTTGAAAAGCGCTTTGGTTAACTACATGACCAATACCCAAGGCATAACAGAAGATGTGGCAGCCTTGTCTCCATTCATGGCAAACCGTCTTGAAAATCAAATGTTTGAAATTCAAGAGAACATGAATGACTTGCTGTTGAATCCAAGCAAATATGAAAAAGTACAGAAGTGGTCTAAACATCACGCCTACTTTTTGCAAACTGCTTTTCAAAATCAAGTTGACGTCGTTGCATGGACTGCCGCATACAACCAGGCAATGGCTGAAGCGCCTGTTTCATTTTCCAAAGAAGAGGCTACAAAAGAGGCTATTGCTCAAGCAGACTCGGTTGTTCGCAGAACTCAAGGAAGTTTGAATGCGGAAGACATTTCCGCTTTTGAAGTTGGAAGCCCGTTCTATAAAACACTAATTCAATTTAGTGGTTGGGCCAACATGATGGCCAACTTGAATGGAACAGACTTTACAAAGATATTCCGTGATCTCGGTTGGCGAGGCAACAAAGGCAAAATATTTATGCAGTATTTGCTTGGCTTTGCTTTGCCAATGCTGATGGCCGATGCGATTGTCAGAACACTTGGCGGTGGCTGGGATGATGAAGACAATGATGGCTACCTTGATGTCTTCATGGAATGGTTCTTTGGATCACAAATTCGTGGTGCTGTAGCGCTTGTGCCATTTGGTACAAATGCCCTGGTTCCATTTAACGCATTCAACGACAAAGCCTATGACGACAGAATGACCACCAGCCCATCGGTTTCTACACTTGAAGCTGCGTCGGTTGGAGTCGTAAAAGCTGGCATCAACATTGTCAGTTCAGACAAAGAGGTAAGCGGCAAGAACGTGCGCGATGTGCTGACGTTGTTGAGCCTGGCCACCGGCATACCGTTGACCGTCCTTGGTCGTCCAATTGGGTACGAAATCGAGGTTCAGCGCGGCAACATTGAGCCGACCAGCGCCATCGATTACGCCCGCGGATTGATCACCGGCAAAGCATCGGGAGAGTCGAAACAGAAATGATTCGGTGCCCGTATCCCCACAATAAACCCATAACGTAACCAAAATCTCCCAGGAGTCCGTCCATGACGATTAGTTCAACAAACCGTAAGGCAGGGCCATACATTGGCAATGGCA